GGCCACCGTGGAAGAGCTCGCACGGCAGCGCGACCGCCCGCAGCGCGACCCGGAGGAATTGGCGCCGGCGCCCAGCCCGGTCGCGGAAGCCGCCGGCAAGCGTCGCCAGCGTCTCCAGTCGGAAGCCGGGGCCGAGCAGCCCTACACCGGCGACAATTCGGACCTCGCCGGATGATGAAGCCCCCGGTCGTCTTAGCCCTGGATCTGGCGACGACGACCGGGTGGGCGCTCCACCGCCCGGGAATGCCGCGGCCGTTCTTCGGATCGGAGCGGCTCCCGGGCAAGCCTCACGAGGTCGGCGCCGCGGCTGACCGCCTCGAGAGGCTCTTGCGAGAGCTCTACATCGCCCACCGGGAATTCGGCGGGATCACGCACTTCTTTTTCGAAGCCCAGCACGTCTCCGAGCAGATGAACATCGACACGGTTTACAAGCTGATCGCGCTGGGCGGGATCGTGGAGAAGTTCGCCTTCCAGGTGAAGGCGCACGTCTACAAGGTCAGCATCGCGGAGTGGCGGAAGCACTTCATCGGGCGGGGGTCCGGTTTCGGGTCCAAGGGTCTCGATCCGAAGGAGCTCGCGATCCAGCGGTGCGCGCAATACGGCTGGCACACCGATGTCAGCGATGAAGCCGAGGCCCTCGGGATCCTCGATTACTGTCTCACCATGATCCCGGATTACGTCCGGCCGTGGCGGGACGCGGCTCTCCTCGGGGGAATGGCAAGTGGCGCCTAAGAGTAAACCGAAGCATCAGATGAAAATCGAAGTCGACGAGAACGTCTTCTGGGGGGTCAAGGCCCTCGCCGCGGACTCGCGGGAGCCGATCGCCCGGGTCTTCGGCGAGCTCGTGAACGAAGCGCTCCGGGCCCGGGCCCTCAACGGGGCGCCGCCGACGTCCTGGCTCGAGCTCGACAATGACGAACTTCTGTTGATGGCCGGCTTTGAAAGCGAGACCCCGGAGGCCATGCGCAACCGCCTCTTCGACCTGGGCCGCATGTGCTGGATCGAAGAGAAGATCGAAGCCGGGGAGGGCGCCGAATGACGTCCGCCCCGAAGGCGGACAACCTCCCGCTCCCGCCCCTGCCCGAAGAGAAGTTCGGCCTGATAGCGATCGACTGCCCGTGGCACTTCGCGACGCGCGCGCCGCTCGCCAACCCCGACGCTGACCGCTCGCCCCAGAAGCATTATCCGACGATGGATCTGGAGCATCTCGAGCAACTCCCGATCCGGCAGCTTGCCCTACCGGACGCGCACGTCATGGCCTGGCTGACCGGCCCGCTTCTCGCCCAGGGGGTCCACAATCGGCTCTTCCGGAAGTGGGGGGTCCGGCCCTCGAGCATGGGCTTCGTCTGGATCAAGCTCTGGCCGAATTTCAACATGGCCCAGCTTGCCCGCACGCCTCTCCTCGAGAACGACCTTGCGATGGGGACCGGGTACACCACCCGCCAGAACGCGGAATTCGTCGTCTTCGGCCGCATCGGCTCGCCCACGAATCGCCGTGGGCTTCGACAGGTCATCATCTCGAATCGGCGCGAGCACAGCCGCAAGCCCGAGGAATTCTACCGCCGGGCGGAGCTCTACTGCCACGGCCCGCGGCTCGATATGTTCGGCGGCGCGCCGCGGCCCGGCTGGACGCATCTCGGCTGGGGGCACCGCGCCGGCGAAGCCGAGCCGTATGAGGGCCCGGCCGCGTGAACGACGATCGCGGATACGGGCGCGACGAGCCCGAAGAGATTGACCCGCTCGTAAGCGTGGAAGCCGAGGCCGCGTTGCTGGGCGCGATGCTGATCGACAACCGGCTCATCGCCGAATTCGCCGATCGGCTTCGGCCCACGGATTTCGGCGAGGCGCTCCACGAGCGGATCTTCTCCGCCATGCTCCGCTTCGCGGCCAAGGGCGCCCTCGCCTCGCCGATCACACTTCGCCCCGTCTTCCAGATGGACGCCGCGGCCCAGCATGGCGACTATCTCGATCGCCTCGCCGACAGCGACGCCGCCACCGTGGGCGCCGCCGATTTCGTGAACAGGATCGTCGACTTCGCCGCCCGCCGCCTGGCGCGCGACGCGATGGATCGGGCCACGGGTCAGCTTCAGGAGGATTTCGAGACCCCCCTGGGCGAGATAACCGGCCAGGTCGCGGAGGCGGTCTGGGCGGCGGAATCGCGCGGCGACGAGATTGCCGCGATGGACGTCCGCGAGATGATCGGTGTCGTCCAGGAGCGCGACAGCCGAATCCGCAACACGGTGGAGGCCGAGCGGCCGGGCAACCTCTTCGTGACGGACTTGGACAAGGTGGTGGGGCCGCTCCAGCCCTTCTACATCATCATCGCCGGCCGTCCTGGCATGGGAAAGAGCGTCCTCGCCTCGTCGACAGCGCTCGGATACGCCGCCGCCGGCGTCCCCGGCCTCTACATCCATGCGGAGATGACCCGCGAGCAGATGGCGATGCGAGTCGCGTCGGACCTTTCGTTCGCGATGGGCCGGGGCCTCGCCCACGACGACATCCTCAACAACCGTCTCAGCGCCGGGGATCTGGAGTGGCTGGAGCATGTGAAGCAACGGGCGAAACTCCTGCCGCTCCGCTTCGTCCCCATCCAGAAAAACCCCAGCGCCAGGCGGGTCTACTCGCTTGTCGCTCGCCACAAGGCGTTCTGGGCGGCCCGCGGCCAGAAGCTCGGCTTCACGGTCGTCGATTATCTCGGCCTCCTGGAGATGGACGTCGACGGCAAGCCGATCGAGGACGACCGGAAGCGCATGAACGCGGTGTCGAAGGTCATGATGCGGATCCGGGATGACCTTGAGACCGCCGTCTTCGCGCTCGCCCAGCTATCCCGCGCCGTGGAGGGCCGGGCCATCAAAAAGCCGGTCATCTCCGATCTGAAGGAGACCGGGAACCTGGAGCAAGACTGCGATGTCGCCGTCCTCCTCTACCGGGAGGAAGCCTATCTCGAGGATAGCGAGCCCAAGCGGGGCATGAAGGACGTCAAGGGCGTAGATCTACACGAGGTTTGGGAGGTCGAGATGAACGCCGTGCGGGGGAAGATCGACCTCATCGGCGGGAAGCATCGGCACGCCAAGAAGCGGACCCGGACCGGCAATTTTCACGGGAAGTATTTCGCGATCCGCGGCGGTGACGTTCACGATGACGGGTTTTCCGACCCGCTCCTCGTGTGACGGCCGGGGACCGAAACGAGTGGGGCCCCGCCCTTGCCGGTGAAAGCTGGACGGGGCCCTGGAGGAGCGGCGGCGAAGGCCACTCGAGCGTTCTACCTACGTTCGATGGCCCTCGCAACCGCATAACAGGCGGGAAGGCGAGTAGATGAGTGCCAAGGGAATCGCGTTCGCGATTGATTACGATCTGAGGCCCGCGACGTTGCGGGTGCTCCTCATCATCATGGGGAATTGCGCCAACCCGGAGACGGCGCTGTGCTGGCCGAGCCTCGGCTATCTCGTGAAGAAGACCGGGATGAACCGGAAAACGCTGCCCGATGCGCTCGACAAGTTGTGCGAGCTCGGGCTGCTAGAGGAGCTTCCAGAGCGGGCCGGGAAGACCCTCCAGATTAAAATCTACAGGTTCACATTCGGGGTGAAGGATCAAACAGGCCCGATTTCGGACACGTTAGAAACGAGCCCGATTCTGCCGGAAAGCAGCCCGGAATCGGAAGCCAAAGGAGCCCGGAATCGGGGTACGGAACCTAGTAGTAGGAACTTAAAGGAAGAAGAGACTCCCCCTCTTCCTTCGGAAGAGCACCCCCACGAGGAGGGGGATCTGTTCGGTGGGTTGCCGGAATCGATCCCTATCCCGCTCGAGGACTATGTGCTCGAGGGGTGGGCGAAACTTCGTGAGGAATATCCCCGCGTCCAGGACGTCCGGGTGCTCAACGATTCTCGGCGGAAGAAAATCAGGGCCCGCGCCGCCGAGTTTGTCCGTGGCTCGAAAGGCGCTGTGACCGAGTATCAGGTCTGGGATCAGATCTTCGACGCGATCCGGAATTCGGTCTGGCTCCGCGGCGACGCTCCGCCCTCGCAAAGATACCCTACCCCCTTCAGCCTCGGGATAGATTATATCCTTCGGCCAACGGTCTTTCTCCAGACGCTCGAAAGGGCTGTGAACGATGAGCACGACAACCTCCGTACCAGCGATCCGCGCACCGGACGTCGATTTGGCCCGGCCGAGCAGGCTCTTCGTGACGCGATCGCGTCCGGCCTCCCTTCTCGAAAACGGCGCCGAGGACGATGAGATTCGGGCGGCGATCGACGACCGCTTCCGGACCGAGCTCGAGACGGCGGTCCAGGGCGTCCATGCCGAACTGGAGCCCCCGATCGCGGAGGAGCTTGCCGGCGAGATAGCAGCCTTCGTCTCGCTCGTGGGGCAGGCATGGAGCGCCGGCGGCCAGAAGGAATTCATCGGTCGGGCCACCGCCGAGCTCCGGGACTTCCCGGGTGAGCTCGTGCTGGATGCGGTCCAGCGCGCGCGGCGGCGCGTCTACGACGGCAAGCTCTTCGTCGTCTGGGTCTGTGATGACGTCGAGCCCAAGGTAGCGGCGCTGGAAGCGGAGGCCGGGCGGCTCGATCGCCTGGCGGCGCTGGAAGCGGAGGCCGGGCGGCTCGATCGCCTGGCGGCGTTGGCGCGGCCGGCCGACTGACGTGCCCCGGGAGACTGTCAACAAGAACCGAAGGTCGGACATCGCCGCGGCGCTGAAGCGGGCGAAGCCGAGCGATATGCTGACCCTGGAGGAGCTCGCGCTGATCTGGGGCGTGACTAAGCCGCGGTTCGTGACGGTCCGGAACACGATGGCTGACTTCCCGGCGCCCCTCCCCGGCCAGGGCAACGTCTACATTTATCCGGCGCGCAAGGCCCTCGAGGCGATGCTGAAGCACGAGACTCGCCATGACGAGGCGGCGAGCCAGCGCCGGGCCCGCGCCGACGCGATTCTGGGAAGGAATGGGAAGGGGAAGGCCAGCGACACCTTGGGCGACCACACCCCCAATGAGCTCGTCTTGCTGAGTCGACTCGCGGCCGACGTCGAGGAGCGCGAGCGCGCCATGCGCATCCACATTCCGGCCGTGGAGGTCTCCGATACCGCCGGCGATGTCTTCGGCGAGATGTCCGAATTCCTAAGCGACTTCGCCAATGAAATCGACCCGAACGGCCTCCTGGATCCGGACACCCGGGAGCGAATCGACAAGGCGGCGAGAGAGCGGCTGTTGCACTTCCACCGCCGAATGAAACATATACTCACCGCCGATGGCGATGCTGGCGGCGCACCTTCTGGACAAACGGGCGCTGGAAGAGCGCCTCGTGGCGCTGGGGGCGCACGCCCACGACGGAAGCGCCAGGGCGGCCTTCGCGGCCAGGCTGGATAACCTCCTCCCTCAACAGTCGATCAGCACCAAGGAATTCGCCCGCACCCGGCGCAAGCTCGTCAATCCCAATGGCGAGCCGTTCGATTACGACCCGAAGAAGACGCCCTACGCGGACGGAATCGCCGACGCGATGGATCATCGGGACGTCCGAATCGTCGCGGTCAAGGGCAACACCAGGTCGGCGAAGACCGTCACGGCCGAGAACTTCGTCCTAAATCGCTGGACGTTCGGCCCGCTGGGGAACGTGATTTGGTTCGCCCAGGACGAAGACTCGATCAACGATTACATCGACGAGCGCGGCGAGGAGATGCTGCGCATCCATCCGGAGGTCAACGCCCGGATCGACTGGACCGACAGGAAGAACGGCCGGAAGCGCAAGAAGATCGGCCGGTCCCTCCTCCTCTACCGGCCGGCCACCATGCGATCGACCCGCATGAAGGCGGCGCCCACGATCGTCGCCGACGAAATCGACGCCTATCAGAAGAAAATTCGCGACTCGCTGATGACCCTCGTCACCAGCCGCCAGGAAGAATTCGGCAACGCGGCGAAGGCGTACCTGGCGAGCCACCCTGACGCCGGGCCGGACGGCGGGATCGACGCGGTTCTGAAGGACAGCCTCCTTCACCTATGGTTCGTCCAGTGCCCGCATTGCGGCAATGCCTCGTCGCCGGCGGCGGAGGCCGTCACCCAGGGCAAGCCGCGGATCAACTGGAATGTGCCCGAGCTCATGGCCTTCGCGGAGGAGATGGAGCGCGTCGACTTCCTGAATATGGTGGCCCAGGAGGTCCGGCTTGTCTGCCCGCATGACGGCTGTCACGCGACGTTCGACGCGGATCAGCGAATCGAATTGATGAACGGCGGCCGGTGGCTCCAGCCTCATCAGACGTGGGAACAGGACGGCACGGTCACGGGCGAGTCGCAAGTCCAGACCATCATGGGCTTCGTCATCCACGCCTTCATGGCGCCCTTCGTGAAGCTCCGGGAGACGGCGCGCGATTGGGCGGCGGCGACGCTGACCGCCGAGGGAACCGCGCCGATCGTCGTCAACGGCAAGGTCGTCACCAACGACACCCACATCCGGGAGGTCACGGTCAAGAAGCTCGGCGAGACCTTCATGGGGACAAAGCCGGAAGAGCAGATCGAGGACTGGCGAATCGTCCAGGCCCGCCTCGCGACCCGCTACGACTTGAAGACCGTCCCGGCCGGGGTCCGGTTCATCACGGCCTTCATCGACATCCAGGGAGACCGATTCGAGGTCCGCGTCATCGGTTGGAACCTGCAAATGGAGTCCTGGCTGATCGACGCCTATTCGATCAAGCAATGGCCGGCGTTCGGCTCACACGGCGCTTTCGACAATATCGACCCGGGCAACCGGCTGACCGATTGGGACATCCTCGAGGAAGCCGTGCTCGCCTCTTCGTACCCGCTGGCCGAAAACCCGCAACGCCTGGCGGCCGGCCTGCCCGAATTGTTCATGCCGATCGCGAAGACGTGCGTCGACGCGGTGGGTGTGCCCGGGGTGACGAACAATGCGAGGATCTGGCTGGCGAATCTCCTCGCCCGCGACGGGACGGACGGGAAGCGCCGGTTCGATTCCTACCGCATCCAGCTTGTCCACGGCTCCCGCCACAAGACGGGCGAGCTCTACGGGAAGCCTTCCCCGCCGGTGCTCACCGACGACCGCGGCCGTCCGCTCTTGGTCCCGATTCGCGAGCGCCAGCCCAACGTCCACGATCTGAAGCGGCTGATCGCAAGGCGCATGAAGATCTCCGAACCGGGCCCGGGCATGATGCACATGCCGGACTCCATCTCGGCCCGGTACGCCCAGGAGCTCACCGCCGAGCGCTTCCAGAACGGCACCTGGATCCCGAACGGCACGAAGCGGAATGAGACATGGGACGGCTGGGTCATGTGCGAGGTCGCGCGCGCCCTCCTCCAGCCGGACCGGCCCGGGCTCTGGGATGAGACCCCGGAATGGGCCATGCCGCGGCCGCGCGGGGAGGGAATCGACAGCATGACCCTTCAGCCGCTATCCTACTTCGACCGCTTGGCGGCCGCGAACCGCGGGGAATAGCTTAAGGAACGGGGCCGATGACGCTCTACGACGATCGGACCCTCTTCCCCGACGAAGCTCTGATGACGGAGCTCCGCGAGCACATGGCGGCGGTCAAAGAGCTCGCCACCACGGGGATCGCCGTCATCGCGGGCGAGGGCCGCCGGCTGGAATATACGAAGGGGAACATGCCGGTGCTGCAGGCGACCTTGCGCGACATCACGGCGGCGGCTTCCCGCCGCGGCCTTGTCTCGATCGGGCCTGGCGGCGCGATCCCGGTGGAGATTCGATAATGGCCGATGAGCTCGCCCCGCCGGTTGCGCCGATCGTTGCCCCGGTTGTGCCGCCGCCGCCTGACCGGGGCCATGTGCTCGCGGCCGGCCCCTATTCCTTCTCCGCCTTCCTCCACAAGAACCTCGAGGGCTTCCCGGGCCAGCTTTTCGTCACCCCGCCGCGGTTGTCTGCGCGCCAGGAGGGGAGAATCTCGCGCAAGGATGCGGTCCGGATGGCCCGCCATGCCGAGCGCACGAGCGAGCACATCCGCGGCTCGATCGACAAGCGGGCGGACATGGTGGTCGGCGCCTCGCTGCGCGTCCATCCCCAGCCCGACTTCGACATCCTGGGGATCCCCTGGGAGGCGAAGAAGCCTTTCGCCGAGGCGTGCTTTCGGGAATTCAACAATTTCGCCTACGATCAGCGGTGTCTCTGCGACGCGGAAGGCCATTACGACTTCGGCGGAATGATGTGGCTGGCCTATCGAAACCTGATCGGGCCGGACGCCGAGACCGCGGGTGTGATCCACTACGACGAGGATCGAGCTCGAGCCTACAATCATCGCTGGGCGACCTTCGTCACCATCGTCGACCCGGATCAGATCGAGACCCCGCCGGAGAAGGCCGACGAGGAGGCGGCCGGGGTCATCTACCAGGGCCGCCGCCTGGACAAGCACAAGCGGATGATCGGGATCTACGTCGCGAATGAGCACCCTTCCGAGGGCATATCCACGACGGGACCGTCCTGGACCTACATTCCACGTGAAACATATTGGGGCCGGCCGATGGCTTGGCATTGGTTCCTGAAGACGCGCGGCGCCCAGCAGCGCGGAGTCACGAAGCTCGCGACGATCCTGAAGCGAAACCACATGCTCGACGAGCTCGACACGGCCGGAGTGGCCCAGGCGGTACTCAACACCGTCCTGTCGGCGCACATCAAGAGCATGTCTCACCCGTCGACGGTCCGGGACGGTCTCGCGATCGCGCCGGCGCCCGGCGACGCGACCTTCATGAAGTGGGAGGAGCACCGGCTGGCGCACTATGCGGCGAATCCGGTCCGGGTCGGCGGCACCGGTACGCGGGTGGTGGTGCTTCCGAAGGACGACGAACTTGTCCTCGACTCGGTCAGCGGCGGGCCCCAGGACATCACGGCCTTCCGCAACGGCTTCCTCCGGGAATTCGCGTCGGCGATCGGGGTCTCATTCGAGCAGCTTTCGAACAATTACAGCGACGCCAACTATTCCGCCGCCCGCGCCGCGCTCCTGGACGTGTGGCGGAGCGTCATCGCCCACCGGACCCTATTCACCAATCACGTCGCGTCGCTCATCTACAGCGCCGTGATTGAGGAGGCGATCTTCAAGGGCCGGATCCAGCTTCCCCCGGGTGCCCCGCCGTTCAATGCGAATCGCGCCGCCTATTCGCGGTGCGCTTGGACCGGACCGGGCATGGGCTGGATCGACCCGCTCCGCGAGGCCCAGGCCCAGGAGGTCCGTCTGCGCGCGAAGACGACGAATCGGCAGATCGAGTGGGCGGCCGATGGCCGGGACTATCTCGAGGGCTTCGATCAGATCGAGCAGGAGCACACGGAAGCAGAGGAGCGC